GTTACCTGTCCTGTCAACCCAAAAGTGATGAAAAAGCAAGAAAAAGGTTGACAAATGCGAAATCTGACTGTACACTGGCGTTAAGCCCGCCGGGGATACACCCTATATCCCCCCAATCCCCCCCTTACAGGTTCGCGGCTCCCCCCGCTGGGAGCCTTTTTGGTCCCTAACAGGTTGCCGGGAAGTCCATACAGGTAACCTAAAAATACAAAAATGATATCGAGATTGCATAGCAAATGCGGGGGTCCCCCACTGGCCCTCGCGTACGGGCGCGCCTAGGATTTTTTTATAAACCTCTCGGCGAGAACCCCGGATTTCCAGAACCCGCCCCAAACCGGCCCCGGCAACCATACCAAAACCCCGGCAACCTGCACCGCAACCCGCACATGCGCGTGCGCGTCTTGTCATTTGTCACCCCGATTAACCTGTAAGTAGACCGCCGAGGCCAAAAAGCGCAGCAATCCCCGCAACCATCAGCCGCCAGTTTCCCCAGCAATAACAAAGCCCGCCCAGCAATAAACCCGGCAGGCCATAAAAAAGAACCCCCGCCACAAAGGACGGGGGTCAAGGTAAGGGAGGAAGCCGGGGTATTACCGCCCCACCGGCAGGCGGATTCCTCAGTCTTCGATCTTCACCTTATACTCAGCCACCTTGATAGAACGGGGCGAATTGCTGCCGATGTAGCTAGTGAAGCCCATTGAATCCATGAACGACTCAAGGCCCCGGATTTGGTTCTGGATCGCATCGAGATGATGACGCAAGACCCGGATTTCATGTTCAGTGACTGCGAAAACATCAGCGGCTTCAGAGGTGGTCAGTTCGTTTTTTATCGTGCTTTGCATTGTTAAGGTTCCTTTTACCTAGAGATTGAAGCGGGCAACCGCGCCCGCCCCACATTATAAGCACAACCTATGCAGACTGTGCAAGCCGGTAAATATTGATATATCCACCCTTGCGGTTGCCGGTCGATCTCACCTCAAGCTGATAGCCTGCCTTTTTCAAGCCAGACAAATAGTGATAGACCGATTGCTTTTTCACGCCGAGATGCCCCGCCAGTGTCGGCACGGCCATGAACGTGCCACCCGAAAGCCACCTGACAAGCTGGTAGTGGGTGTTGCTTAGGTCGTTCGGCTGCCGGCCGGATTCCGGCAGCGGGACGAGCGGCTCCCCGTGCATGCCGGTCTCGTTGCCGGTTGCCGGGAAACGTCCCCGAAATTTAGCCAAAAGGCGTTTCCGCTCGTCAGCACGGACGGTCCCCTCGAAGGTCTTAACAAGCTCGACAAAGTCGGCGATTAGTTTCGGATCATATTGCATCGTTTCGGTTCCTTTCCTTTACACGATGAAGAATGCCCAGATTAGCAGGCAAAGCAGCACCACAGTCACGGTGCGGTAAATGATATACAAGGCTTCCATCCGGGTGATTCCCCCTTTCCTTAGAAGCTAGGCCGCAGACCGTTCAAGGCCCTGCCAGAAGCTAGAACCGATCACGGCCCGCACCTCGTCATTGCGCCGGGTCGCTACCAGTTCCTTGTTCGAATTGCGCTTCTGGGTTCCCGGCAAGTGCGTGGCGTAGTGGGTCAAAGCGTTGTAAGCCGCCCACAGCGTATTGCCTAATTCGGGCGTCTCTTCCTTGAACCGCTCAAGTAGCCAGTTCAGTTTGCTTTCGTTGATTGCAAGCGTCTCGTCGTGCTTTGCCGCCCGGGTATTCTTGCGGCAGATCGATTGCTTTAGCATCCGCTGAAAGTCGAATTCCGAGCAGTGGGAATTCCGCCAGACTTCCATCTGGTCCCGATTGTTCGTCCACATATCAAGGCCCATTGATGCCTTTTCGATCATGGCGTCGATCGATATATGCCCCTTGTGGATTTTGCGTTGATGGTAGGATTTCTCGCCGCCGAATACCAAAGAGTTCCGGCAAAGGTCCCGGTAAGCTCCCGAGAAAACTTGAAAGGCCCATGACAGATCGACACTGTTGAAAATATCCATGCGACACTCGACGCGGTCAGGCTTGCCGGTCCGGGTCCGGGTCTCGGTGTTCAGGTCATGGAAAACCACAGTGCGATGCACCCGTTTACCGTAGCCATAGATTCGATCAGTCACGGTGACGTGATCGCTCGGCAGCGGAGACGCCGCCAGCAGCTCAGCTTGTTTTGCAAAGAGCGTATCATGTGGGATTAGGGCATAGTGCCGGGACACTGGCCGGACATCCAGAAGGCTATCGGTTGCCCGGTTATACAGTGCTGAGTAACCTTCGACGGGTCGGTTGGTCATTATGTCCGCATCGTTCCATGTAGCAGGACACCCGGCTTCAAGCGGCACCCGCTCCACCTTTGCGTATTTCTCCAACAGGCTCACGTCTGCCGGGTTGTTGTGGATTGCATATATTTCATCACCCCGGCGGATAGCAGCATCGGTGGCGTTCGTCGTTACAAGATCAAGCATGGCGGTTCCTTTCTTCGCATAGCTTGTGGCCGGTCAAAATTAACCGGTCCCGAATCATGGCACACAATTTGCACCGGTTGAACCCCCGGGCCGGGAAAAGTTGTCGCAGCCCCGGCAGGGATGGTTGGTGGCGGCCCCGCGACTCGCCGCCACCGTTGCCCGCCCCGCGCCCAGTCCCAGTGACCCGGCAACCCGATAGCGCAAGCGGACTCCAAAAGATATAGCGTGGCTCTTTTGTCATTGTTTAGCGTGGCCGGTTTGTCACGTTATGCCGTGCCGGTCGCGCCAGACGCGCCAAGTGATCGCCTGTAGCTGGTAGGGCATGAGGCAGACGCGCCGCGCGGCTTCTTCATACGCAGCTTGCAAAGCGCGGTATTCACGGACGCCGATGTTTGTCCGGTCGTCAGTCAATCCGACGCGCTCACCATAGGCAATGTTTCGTGCATGGCCGTCAATCGTGACGTTAAACTCGCCCATAATGTCCATGAAAAAGGACGTAATCTTTTGACCTTTCAGCATGGCCTTTGCCCCGTCGTAGTCCGGACGCGCCGCCAAGATGTCCCAAGCCTTTTGTTTCATCTTGTTGTAGGTCGAGACTTTCACCGAAAGCATACCGTCGCCGCGAATAAACGCGCCGATCAATGCGTCGGCGTTGACAAGATTTCGCGCCCACTTGTTGTTAGGTGAAAGCGCGGCGATGACAGCAACCACAATGTAAACCGGCACGTCATACTTTACCGCGATATTGTGCGCCGCCTTCTGTGCGTTCGGGTACCACAAGCGGCCTTCCTCGCGTTGCGTTTCGTCGCTCTCACAGTAGACGCTGACAATGTTATAGATCATCTTTTCGTGATCGACTAGCGTGGCCTGTTTTGTCATGTGATCACCTCGCCAGTTTCAAAGACACACACCTGCGCGCTAGTCTCAATCCACACCCGCGCGCCGCAAGAAAGAGGCTTGTTCGGTGAGTATACAACAGTGGACGGGCCTTTGATATCGACACGATGAGCGTAGGTATTACACTCGTACGTTTTAACCGTGATTGCCGGATCATTCGTGCCATTCTTTTTGTTGGCGCGGATGACGTGCTGGTTGATATGTATTCTTTTTTTCATAGCGATTCCTTTCGTTAGAAAACGATGCCGAAAACCTACGAGTAATATCCGCCCCGGTCAAGTGGTTTAATTTTCTCGCCCTGTTCCCGGAGCCAGCACGACGGACAGCGCAAGCGGTCCCCTTCCTTGGTCATCGCCGGTTCGCCGCAGTTATCGCAGACGTGTTCGCGGGAAAGCGTGGTCGGTTTGTCATGGCGTTTGCCATTTGTCAGCGTTTGGCGTTTGTCATTTGTCATCAGTTTGTCAGCCAACATCGTCAGGCTCTCCCGGCTCTGCGTGATCGTACTGCCACTTCAGTTGCAATTCGTCGTAATATTCGGCCACTGTCTCGCCGTGCTTGTCGATGAATTCCTGCCTTGTCATGTACGAGGCGTCCTCTTCCATCTCAATTACCCAGTCTTTTACCTTACCCATCGTCACAATCCTCTCTTTCCCACGGCAAGACGGTGCCTTCGGGAAAAGACACCCACAGTCGCCATTCAATCTTACTCACGTCCACGTCCCAGTCGGCCAAGACATCGCACACTATCTCCGAAATAGCCTTGCCCATGTCTTCATCAAGCTCCTCTGTAATATTCCAGTCACGCATCTCGTGTCCCTACCTTTTTCTCGTAGTGTTCAACATCAGCAACCACCTGATCGATCTTTGTGTATATCTGATCAAGGTCGCTGTCCATCAGGTCTATATCTTCTAAGGCATGTTTTGCTTGTGTCAAGAAGGCACGGATCACCGTCGTCTGTGTGATCTTTGTGCGATAAAGTTCCCCGCTGCCGTCACAGTCATGGCAGTGACCGTATTCCTCAACAAGGTCACCGCCACAGATAGGATCAGGAACGGCCTTTGTGTAAGCGACCTTGCCATAGCCGCCACAGTGCCAACAGTGACAAGATTCAACATGATTTTCCATCAGCAGTAAATCCTCTCCATGATGCCGTTAAAAGCGTGAAACATCATCCAGCCCAAGAAGGCCCAGCAACACGCAAACAAGAATATCTCAATGTCATCGTGCGTCAGGTAATATTCCACAGCTTTGTCCCATAACTTACTCATGCTCACCCCCTAATCTGTCAAGTCAATGGCTACTAATTCGTAGTCATCAAATATTTTACGGACATGTTCTTCACTGTATGCATACACATACACATAGGAATCTTCACATAAGTAATGACCTACAGATAAGCCTTGCTCCTTTGCAAATTCAACGTAGTATCTATTCATGTTCACCCCCGTTGCCTCGTCCCAAGCCACCAAAATACTGCGGCTTACGCTTGGCAGTTTCGAACACACTTACAGTGATAAAGATGCCAGCCAACAGGATTGCGTGAACAAGCGCACTGATGCCGAACACGACAATCGATCCCACCCACGACGAGAACACGATACACCACATCCACGCAAGAACTTGCATGATCATGTGACGAGTGTTAACGTCAGGGATGTTGGACAGCGGGTTCTTTGCGCTGTCCATCACCAGTTGATACAATTTAGTCATCGATAGGCACCTCTTCTTCGTAAACAAAGTCACGCCACCACATCTTTTTGCCTTCATCGTCAACCGGCGGGGTGAACTTGAGCGCGTGGTGCAATAGATGTTGCAAATGCTCTAACTTGCCTACGTCGGACATCCAAATATCGTGGCACTCGTGGATTGTGGTGATCATGTTACGCAGTTCGTTATGTGCCTTCAGAAGTTGGCAACGATCTTCGTCTTTTACGATTACTTCCATGTGTCGATCTCCTTTTTAAGACATGTAACCCATACCGGTAACAAACATACCTGTCAAACAAAAAAACAGGGCCAGTCAAAAGACCAGCCCTGCTTCTTGAGAAAGCCACACGAGGAAAAGGAACCGCTAGGAAACCTCGTACGGTATGCACAGCTTTAGCACCTGCGTCTTATACTTGTCAAGCCACTTTTTGCATTCGGCCTCACTTCTTCCGACAAACAGGGCTATCCACCTAGGATAGTCCACACAGTGCCTTGACTTTACTGCGTTTCTGTTTGTCTCTCCGATACGGACAGAAGACACAGGAGCGACGACTTCGTGGCGTCCATCCTTCGACAAGACATAAGGCACAAGTTCGTCGCCCTTTCTGTCCCTCGGCAGCTTAATTTTTCTCATAAGTTAGTTCCTCCACGCGCATGCACAGGGCTTCCTTGTTCAGAGGCATGTCGTCCCAGAATTCGCGAGTCGATGCAAAGTGACACTCTGCCACCGTGTCGTAGGCACCAATAGGCTCAAATTCAAAGTCTTCACTGCTAAATGCTGTCACTAGCAAGAGGACCCACACCACCTTCGTAGTCATCATCTTCGATACCTTCCAAGTAAATGTCGATGGCATCTCGTATCAAGTCAGCAACCGCGACTTGTTCGAGGCTACGTTTCTGCATGGCAGCAGCATAGGTTGCCAGCTTGTCATACTGAACCTTCGTCATCAACAAGTTGTAAGTTTTTGTGGGTTCATCTATCTTCGGTGGTCTTGGCATCGCGTACCTCTTTTGTCATTCTTTTGTCTTCCTTGTTTCTTTTTTTGTCAGGTACAACCCGCTTACCATACTTAGGTAACTCTTTAGCTATAGGGTTTATCTTATTGATTTTTTTCATAACAAGGTAACCTATAGGGGGGAGTGTAAGGGGAGAGTAAGATTGCGTTTCACTCTTGTCAAGTAATTTTTTTTGTTGTTGACCGAGTTTCCTGTATGGTGTACTCGTTGTCCATGACCTCTTGGATCAAAGAACTCGTTGAAGACTTGCCCATCGGTGGTTCAGGCAACCTCCGCATGGACTGCCCGTCTTGTGGCAAGAAGAATACATTCAGCGTGTCGGAAGTCAATGGTGAGCGGTTGTGGTACTGCTTTCATGCAGACTGTGATGTTCGTGGACGAACAGGGTTTCGTATCCGCAAAGATACTCCCTTACATCCATTACTCAAGAAGAACATAAGTACCAAACCTCTTTCCATTACCAATACTTTTCTTGACTTCGAACTGCCAGACACGTTTGTGTCCCTGTCCCGGCAACCCGAGGCAGAAGCCTACGTTCGTCGCGTGAATGCCTATGAAGCATACCGCAACGGCTTGGCTGATATTCGATACGACTTCCGCAGTAATCGTGTGGTGTATCTCATCCGGCACAACAACAGGGTTGTCGATGCAGCAGGTCGAGCCTTAGATCAACAGATGAAACCGAAATGGTGGAGATATGGAAAATCAGGTCGTCCTTTCATTTGCGGCAGGAGCCGTACCGCTGTTCTTTTGGAAGAGTGTGCTTCTGCTTGCAGTGTATTTAATATTCTTTCAGGAGTAGCCCTGCTCGGCACCAGTC